TTGTCCTGCGCATCCAGGTATTCGCGGGCTTCCGAACCGGTCAGCGCCTCGATCCGGCGGACACCCGCCGCAACAGCACCTTCGGAAACCAGCGTCACCAGGCCAATGTCGCCGGTCCGCTTTACGTGGGTGCCGCCGCACAGTTCCAAGGAATAGGGCTTGCCCTGCTTAGGACCGTGGAGCGCCGTGCCCATGGATACCACACGCACTTCCTCGCCATATTTCTCGCCGAAGAGAGCCATGGCACCAGCTTCGATGGCGTCGTCCACGGCCATCAGGCGCGTGTCGACCGGCGCGTTCTGCAGCACAATCTCGTTGGCGAAGCTCTCGACTGTCGCCAGTTCCTCGTCGCTCACCGGCTTGGGATGCGAGAAGTCGAAACGCAGGCGCTCCGGCGTCACCAGAGAGCCCTTCTGCGCCACGTGATTGCCGAGAACTTCGCGCAGAGCCTCATGCACCAGGTGGGTGGCCGAGTGGTTGGAGCGGATCGCCTTGCGGCGGGAATGGTCGACCTTCAGTTCCAGGGCAAGGTCCGGAACCAGCTCGCCTTCTTCCACAGTGACGGAATGCACAAAAAGGCCGTCAGCCTTCTTCTGGGTATTGGTCACGGCCACCTTGACGCCGTTGGCCAGCATCCAGCCGGTATCGCCGACCTGACCGCCACTTTCGCCGTAAAACGGCGTCTGGTTCAGAACCACGAACCCGCTTTCGCCGGCAGACAGCTTTTCCACTTCCTTGTCGTCGGCGGCAAGGCCGGCAACGACACCTTCAGCTGTTTCGGTTTCATAACCGAGGAAGTCCGTCGCACCGTGTTTTTCCTTCAGCGCGTACCAGACAGCTTCCGTAGCCGCGCTGCCTGATCCGGACCAGGCCGCACGGGCTTCGGCTTTCTGGCGTTCCATCGCCGCATTGAACCCATCGATATCAACGGAGATATCACGTGTTCTGAGAGCATCCTGGGTCAGATCCAGCGGAAACCCATAGGTGTCGTAAAGCTTGAACGCGGTTTCCCCGTCAAGACGGCCGCCGGCCTCAAGATCTTCCGTTGCCGTGTCGAGCAAACCGAGCCCGCGTTCGAGTGTCTTGCGAAACCGTGTTTCTTCCAGCTTCAGCGTCTCGGTGATCAGGTCTTCGGCGCGGCTCAGTTCGGGATAGGCACGGCCCATTTCGCGCACCAGCGCCGGAACCAGCTTGTGCATCAACGGTTCGCTTGCACCCAGGAGATGAGCATGGCGCATGCCGCGGCGCATGATCCGGCGCAACACATAACCACGGCCCTCGTTCGACGGCAGCACGCCGTCGGCGATCAGGAAACTCGTCGACCGCAAGTGGTCGGCAATCACACGGTGGCTGCCCGTCGCCTCGCCTTCCGCTTCAACACCCGTGGCGTTGACGGACGCCGCGATCAGCGCCTTGAAGAGGTCGATGTCATAGTTGTTGTGAACGCCCTGCATGACCGCGGCAATACGCTCGATGCCCATGCCCGTGTCGATGGACGGGCGCGGCAGATCAAAGCGTTGTTCCGGCGTCTGTTCGTACTGCATGAAGACGAGGTTCCAGATCTCGATGAACCGGTCGCCGTCTTCCTCCGCAGAACCCGGAGGGCCGCCCCAGATGTGGTCGCCATGGTCGTAGAAGATTTCAGAACAGGGGCCGCATGGTCCGGTGTCGCCCATGGACCAGAAATTGTCTGATGTCGGAATACGGATGATCCGGTCTTCGCTGAGACCGGCGATCTTCTTCCACAGATCGAAAGCCTGATCGTCTTCGGCAAAGACGGTGACCAGGAGTTTGTCCTTCGGCAGGCCGAATTCCTTGGTGACGAGGTTCCAGGCCAGTTCGATCGCCCGATCCTTGAAATAGTCGCCGAAGGAAAAGTTGCCCAGCATTTCGAAGAAGGTGTGGTGGCGTGCGGTGTAACCGACGTTGTCCAGGTCGTTGTGCTTACCGCCGGCGCGCACACACTTCTGTGCCGTGACCGCACGGGAATAGTCGCGCTTTTCCAGGCCGGTGAAAACGTTCTTGAACTGGTTCATACCCGCGTTCGCGAACATCAGGGTCGGATCGTTGCGCGGCACCAGCGGCCCGGACTCGACCACTTCGTGGCCGTTTGACTTGAAATAGTCCAGAAAGGCAGAGCGGATTTCATTTACGCCGGTCATTCGGATCTCGCATCGGTCACAGCCCCGCAAGTGAGGGCCTGTTGAAAATCTTGGGTGCGCGGGATCTGGCTCACCGATCCGCGCCGGAACAGCCTTTTAACTTTGACCTCCAACCCTGTCCAGCGGTTGCGCAGGCCAGACGCAACGGAAACCGGCCCGGATAAAGTCGATTTCCGCATTGCACGTCGCAGCAACGCCCCGGCCACCTGTCAGCGCACCGTCCGGCATGTTCGAATTCCGCTCCGGTCCAGACCCCGAAAAGCAAAAGGCCCCCTTCCGATATACGGAAGGAGGCCCTTGGAAGACCGGACAAACGTCCGGAGCTCATGCGAGCGGCGACCGGAAGCTGAGGATCAATCCTCCCCTTCTTCTTCCGCTCCCCCGTCCGGATCAATGATCGCCTCGGCGATCAGGCCCGCGTTCTGGCGAATTGCCAGTTCGATTTCATCGGCGATTTCCGGATTGTCCTTCAGAAACTGCTTGGCGTTTTCCCGGCCCTGGCCAAGACGCTGGCTGTTGTAGGAGAACCAGGCACCCGACTTTTCAACGATATTGCCTTTGACGCCAAGGTCGACCAGCTCGCCGGTCTTGGACACGCCCTCACCATAGACGATGTCGAATTCGACCTGACGGAAGGGAGGCGCCAGCTTGTTCTTGACCACTTTCACGCGGGTCTGGTTGCCGACGACTTCGTCCCGGTCCTTGATCGCGCCGATGCGGCGAATATCAAGACGGACGGAAGCATAGAATTTCAGCGCGTTGCCGCCTGTCGTGGTTTCCGGAGAGCCGAACATCACGCCGATCTTCATGCGGATCTGGTTGATGAAGATCACCATGCACTTCGACTTGGAGATCGAAGCGGTCAGCTTGCGCAGCGCCTGGCTCATCAGGCGGGCCTGCATGCCCGGCAGGCTGTCGCCCATCTCGCCTTCGAGTTCGGCTTTCGGCGTCAGCGCAGCGACCGAGTCGATGACCAGAACATCGATGGCGCCGGACCGCACCAGCGTATCGGCGATTTCCAGTGCCTGTTCACCTGCGTCCGGCTGGGAAATCAGAAGGTTGTCGATATCGACGCCAAGCTTGCGCGCATAGATCGGATCCAGCGCATGCTCCGCGTCGATGAAAGCGCAGATCCCACCGGTCTTCTGGGCTTCGGCAACCGCATGCAGGGCGAGCGTCGTTTTACCGGACGATTCCGGACCGTAGATCTCAACGATACGTCCGCGTGGCAAGCCACCGATCCCGAGCGCGATATCAAGTCCGAGAGATCCGGTCGAGACGGCTTGCACCTCAACCACCTGACCCTGACCCATCTTCATGATGGAGCCTTTGCCGAAGGCGCGTTCGATTTGGCTGAGCGCTGCGTCCAGCGCTTTTGTCTTATCCATCTGGCTGCTTTCTACGAGACGAAGTGTACTTTGCGACATGGCTTACGCTCCTTATTCCACGATGGACGCGCCGTTTCAATGAGAGCCTTTGTACACATTTTGTTCTCATTTGACAAGTCGGCAAAACCGATTGGTATTAAAATGAAAATGGCTGTTTGTTTCCAATATGTTCTCACTTATCGATTTTAGAACTTACCTAGCGTAATCTATTGCTCGGAACATCCCGTGATGTAGCGCGCAACTTCGTTTGGCGATTCGCGCAACTTCACTTGGCATCCACAAAAGACCCTATCTGCTCATTTCCCTTGGTGAGAACGCCATGCAATTAAACCACCACTTGGATAACTCGGAGCGTTTGAGCCGAATCCTGCTAAAATCTCTTTATGACTAAAGGGAGATCCAAACCATATGAAGGTTACCTTAGAAAACGTGCGTATGGTCGGTGGCAAGACAGGCCTGAAGACTACTGGGCCAGTCGAAGTAGACGCCAAAGGGGTTTCGTTCGAAAATGTCGAAACGCCCTTCGATTTGGGGCCGGGTTCCACCGGTAGGTTTCGTGACAATCATATCTTTAATGACCCAAAGCTTAGGTTTCCATCACGTGTAGATAAGGTAACTAAGGGGTGGAGGCGTCCCTGCGGCCCACCGTTGCCCGCGTATTGCCCAGAATGCAAGCATGTGTTCGCGTCCCAGAATTACGTATTTGCCGGTCCGTTCTTCTATTGTTGGGGCAATACTGAAGAATGCATCGTCTGCGGATATGAGCATGCAGAACTTAGCAAGGGCGTATTCGATTTGTCACACGAGACAGTGGAGATCTTACGCGCTCCCGAAATTACGCATCAAATGCTCCGTAGACTGCTACAACTAGGAAAGGAAGTAACTGCGGGCAGACTTACCTCGGACGAACTGATCAACGCTGCTAACGACATTCATCCTAGATTAGGAGAAAGACTAAAAGCTTGGGCTCCGTTGGTTATGTCAGGCGCGGCTCTATACTTTACAATCATAGGCTACATTGTTGATCAGAAAGCATTCAATGACATTATTGCCGACGATGCTCAGTCTGTTTTAAAGGCGGTTTTCAATAGCCTACCCGATAAAGAAAATCTCCTTCACGATAATTCGGCCGACCAAATAGGGGACGAGGATGATAGCGCGAGCCAAAGGGAAAACGGTTACAAGCCACTCAATGAACCAGATCGCGGCGAAGGTGGCAAAAACGCCACTCCAGAAAGTGTCGAACTTACACTGAAAAGCTCTGTACCAGTTCCGAAACCGAAACCTCATTATTAGTTCCTCTCAAACGGTCGCAAGCTCCAATTTCTCGATCTATCTAGCCCTCGGCTTCTTCATTTACCGGTGACACCAAACATGACGTCCAAAGTTGAGCGCGCGGAAAAACACATTTGCGAGCTTGAAGAGCTTCTCACAGAAAAGAGGCCATTCAAGTATGTTTGGGAGTACAATGCCCGCACCGGCGAAAACGCTACATTTGCCCAAAGGGACGAAACCGTCATAGTTGAAGCTGCGGGTATTGCGGCCGACGCGCTCCATAATCTCCGTTCCGCATTGGATCACGCATACTGGGCTATCGTCTCACCGTTTGCGACCACTCCCAGCCAGGAGCGTGCAATCCAGTTTCCATTTTCCGCCACTGCTGATCGATTAGTTGAGGGAATAAGAAACAGGCTCGCGCTTCGTGTGTCTCAGAATTTCTTCGACGAACTTGTTGCGATCGCCCCCCATGGCGAACCCGGCGGTAACGAGATTCTTTACGCTGTTCATCATTTCAATGGTATCGACAAGCACAGACAGCCCATCCCTCTAGCTGACTACAAAAGAATAACGTCCATTGAACTTGCTAAGCAGATCGACAACTTCCCTCCCGGTTTGTTTATGGATGTCAATTTAGGGAAGGCCCGTCGTGATATAGTTTGGCACTCATTTCCTATGTGCTGGCTGTCGGAGCACTGCATTTTCCAGAAGGAACTGGATGTGCCCGTCGAAATCGTTATCGAGCTGGGCCTGAAACAGCCCGTATTGATGCTGGATACTCTCAGAGCCATGGTAACCGAAGTGGAAAACACCATTCGGCGTATCCGTGCCGCTGCGTGATTTTTCCCTAACCCGATACCGCATGATTGAACTTTCCCTACATGATTTTGGCGTCTGTAGCCGCCGGAACGTGATTGAGATCGACTAATCCAGTTTCACAACACGTTTCCTGCCCTCACAAACAATTAGGCCGCAGCAAGCTGCACCCACGACCCTGCACCAAGATCGGCACAATATTGAAGTGTGATCGATTTAATATTTGTCGAAAGCGTGAAGTCCGCACCGGTTCCTAGCTTGATGTTTCCGGTGTTGTGCTTCACGACAACGTCGCGAGCACTATCAACAGAGCGGAGTGTGACAATCATGCCGTCATAACCGCCGTTGATCGTATCGAGATTGTCACTAGCAGCGTTACCTTCAGTATCGAGTAGGTGCGTACTACGACTGACAGTAACTGCCCCTGATGAGATCGTAAGTTCAGATGAACTGCCCAGGCTGTAAGCGCCAGCTGCCGAGCCACCAATCATGGAACCCATGTTGTTGACGACGACACCAGAGAGCACGCTGGGAGCAGACGGTATACTGCATCCGATCATGTTCAGGACTTCAGCATTCCCTTGCGAGCGGATCGGCGTGGCGTAACCACTTCCGCCTGAGTAGATGTTGCATCCGTGCAAATTCATGACCCGGCCGTTCTGATATATCGCGCGAGTTGTTGCGCCAGATCCGTTGGAACTTGAAAAGTAGGAACCAAAAACATTCAGGATCGTGCCTTCGTTGCTGTCCGAGGACCAGAGAATGTCCGACCTCGCCCCGTTGTCCTGGTTGTTCCCTTCGAAGTAACCGCCATAGATGTTCATTGAAGCAGCTGAGGCAATGTTCAAGCCATACCAGCCCGCAAATTGAATGTAGGAGCCGATAAGGTTCAGGTTCACCGTATTGTATGCGCTAGCATCGACCACAACGTTGTTACGGCCTGCACTGTCGATCCGGCAGTGTTGAATTACGCCGCAGGTTGCATTGTTCCAAACCATATTATCTAGAACAGCATTGAACAAATTGCAGCGGTCAAAGAAATACGTCCAGCAATCCTCAAGCTGGACGTTAACGTTACAATTAAATACGTTGACATTCCGCATCGCTGCATTGCGGATCATGTCGTTGCCGAGCAGGCCATAAGTGGTGTCAGCACCTGCGCCAATCACCGTAAAATCAGCAAGGTCGATCTCGATGTTGTCGGAGGCAGCACCGTCCGTGTCGAACATTGGCGCACTGCCGCCACCATGAGCGAACCAGGTTTGGCCCCGGCCAGCTCCCATAAGGCGTGCGCTTTTCTTTAGTCTGAGTGTCTTGCCGGCACCGATCCGAAATTTTCCAGGCTCACTCTCCACGCGCGACAGTATCCGGCTGTACGCAGCAGACGTTTCTTTTTCCTCAGCGGCTGCATCCAGCGCATCCTGTAGCGCCGAATGATCGTCTTCAATGCCGTCACCTTTTGCGCCTACATTGCGGTTTGCATAAAAATGAGGGCGGACAATCTCCCACCAAGCACCGTCAACGGATTGGATTTTTCCGGTGTGCGAAGGTTCCGCGTCTACATAGACGTAACGAGCTCCCCCACCATCACCCGCTGAGAAAAAACCTGCCGTCTCGATAAAATTTACAGCTGTTCCAGCGCCTTCTATCGTCGCACCTTCGACGTCTGCGACTGCATCGAAAATAAAAGCAACTTTTTCGACTGTGACTGCACCTACGGCCAGAACATTTGTATCCAGACTACCGTCAGGGATGTCGCCCAAGACCTGTTCGCGAAAATTGGCGCTGGGTATTCGAACAACGTCGTTCACGCCATCGGAAGTCTTGTTGCACAGGACCTCATCGAACGCTGTGGCAGAGGGCAGATTAATCGTGGCTGTGTCGGTCATTTAAAGCCCTTTTAAACGATGGTTGCCTGACCGAGTGCGAACGCGATCGAAGGCGTTCCACCGGCGTTGAGGGTTTCCGCGAAGAAGTACCAAGCACCCGCCGGAACAGTTTCCGTGCGGTTGTAGTTGCTGCTTGCTGTTGCGGAGAAGGCGACGATGAATGTGTCCGAGGACCCGTCCGAGCTGGCCGAATATGACAGCCTGATATCTGTGATCGTGGCGTCATTCGGAGTGGACAGCGTGAAGTCAGCTTGCCCGGTTCCACCGATGACAGAGCCGGTTGTGATCGGGTCAGGCCTGTCTTCCGGGTCAGCTAGAACAAGCCCTGTAAAGGACGGTGACCAGGCGCTAGCGTAGCCGGCGCTGCTGGTTGCTTTGCGTTCCATCTCCACGGTGTCACCGTCCGAATAACCGGAGATGACAACCGCTCCAGATCCCGCATCCACCGTCACCTCGGTCCAAACACCGCCACCGTCTATCCGGTGCCGGATCGTGTAGGTCGCGGCCGAGGCTCCACCACCTGGAACGAGCAAAACCATCAAGCCATCCGCAACACCGCTGCCATTGAAGTGGGTTTCGATGGAAGAAACGGTCGGTATCTCAGGCACTGCGATGTCGGCCGAGGCATCTCCACCTGCCCGGCCGTTCCAGGCCGGCGGCACTTCCGCGTCGGTGAGCACATCGATCTCCGGTGCCTGGGCAAGCATGGTCAGAACGTTGGTGAGCTTCTCGCCGGCCTGAACACCGGCAATGACAAGATCCAGACTTTCCTGGCCGGCGACACCGAACTGGACCAAGTCATCGCGTTTTGGCAGATCGCCGTTTCCGGTAAATATGAGACTGTCGGTGCTTCCAGGAGCGGTTTTGACGGAGCGTAGAACGCTCACAAACGTGGCGTTGTCACCTGAGCCTGTTTGAACAAAGAAGCGGACTGCATAGGACTTCCCGGCTTCCATATCGACATAGCCGTCCAGCGTCACAAGCTGGCCACGTACCGCCGTCACCCGCAAGGCCGCCATGGGGCTTTCAAGCACCTCGTAACTGCCCTTTACAAAGTCGCCTCGGGTTGCCGTTCTGACCGCGCCGTCCTGGACCGCCGTGAAGACATCCGATCGATAGATCGCCTCATACTGCCGGCGGCGTGCTTCAAACCAGATTTCATCTGGATCGGTCTTGCCGGGCAGTTGCAGCTCTTCGGTGACATCGATGCTGCCGGTGTAACCCGGCCACCGGATGATACGTTCGCGCTGCTGGTAGTCGGCCGTCTCATCCAGGAAGCGAACCCGGAAGGCATCGGGCGGCTTGATGTAGGTGCGTCTCCAGGTGAACTCCCGGCTGTTGCGCGAGTTGACATGAGCGACGACAAGCGCCTGCGGCCGGTCGATGACAACGCTCCACTTGGTGCCGTCATAGCGTGGCGCGGCCCGGCCCGCCCCGGCAATCTCTGTCAGTGCATCCCAGGTCGAGGCTTCGAAGGAACGGTCGCGATCGTATTTGAGACCTTTCAATCGACAGAAGTCGTGCCAGTCCTGAAGTGCTTCAAGATCAAGTGCGCTGTCCGCTTCCGGGATGGCGTTTTCCGAACCCTGCAGCACATGTCTGAAATGCGATGCGGGATTTCGGGTCGGACGCACAATCCACGTCTCGGTAAGGTAGTCCCAATCCGGCAGCAGGCGCTCGGCGATTGCATTGAAGCGATCAAGCGTGGAGTTGAGCTGATAGGTCGCCTTGATCCGCATGGTAACGAGACAGAGAGGCTTGCCAAAATTGAGCGGATATTCCGGCCGGAAGCTCTGCAGCGCCAGCCAACTGATCCGATCGGACCGGTTCGCTTCCGTGGCCTCATGCGTGGTCCTGGCAAGCTCGATTTCCCAACGGCCGCGGCTTGGCAAGGTCCAGCGATATTGCCGGAAAAACCCTTCCCGCTTCTTGGCGGAAAATGTGATCGTCTTCACCGTTTGCCATGCACCGCCTGACGCCGGGCGCTGGCGGATCCGCACGGCCACGCTGGAGCTTTTGGCATTGCCACTGCCATCGTAGTAGATCAGTCCACCGGGAAACTGGAAGATGACATTGGCTTCTGTCGCGTCGGATGCGGTGAACCGGGCAACCGGAGTGATCGGGCCAGTACCGATGATGTTGCCGGAATTGTCCCGTTGACGATCGCGGCGCAGCTCGGCACCAAGACTGTCCTCGATGACCTGAGATGGATAGAGCGTTACCGGCTCATCGGTGTCATAGCCTTCGCGGATCTCGGTCTGGACTTCATCGAAACTGTCGAGCGGCGTTTCTCCGATCTTGAGATCCGACAACTGCTCCGGCCCATAGCCGAAGGTGAACAGCGCCCGAATATACTGTTCGTCACCCACGATTTCCGTATAGCTCGGTGCTGCAAACACCGGCGCGACACGAACCCTGCCCAGGATCGACGGCACCACGCCATCGGGCGTTACCTGGTTATGCCAACCGGAGATCTGGAACAGCGGCTTTTCGCTCTGCTGCTGGTTGGCGGCATTGCCAATAGTCTGCTGACTTGGCGGGATGAGCTTGTTGATCACAAAGGTGCCGGCAACAGCCAAACCGGCTGCAGCAACACCCGCGCCGATCTGACCCAGCAGCGCCGATCCGGTCAGCCCGAAGATAGCCGGTCCAACCCACACCTGACCGATAGCCAGCGCCGCGATCGATACGGCGATCGACAAGACGTTGCGGAGTTGATCTTCTCCCGGCACAAGCCGAATGATCAGCCGCACACTGGCGGCCGGATAGATCCGCCGCCACTGATCGGGATCCGGCAACAGCATTTCGCCCTGGTTGTCGACGAGCCAGATGCGTGCTCGCCGCCGGCTCTTTTCAGGCAAGCCCGGCAGAACCAATTCCACGATCGCGGCGACACTCAAACCTTCCGGGGCTTGCCACTCCTGCCGGCCCATGTCCGGGTTCAAGGAAGGAAGGATGGAGACAGGGTGCTGGCTCATGTCCGCACCTCGCCCGCCAGTTCCGCATGCCGCCAGAAGCCTGTGAGCCGACGATCCCAGTAGCTGCTGAGATAGGTCTCGATGCAGGCGGGAATGTCCTCGGTCACATGCAGCATGAAGCCCGGCCGAACGACAATGCCGACATGGCAATCGAGACGCCCGCGCCGGAACGTCACCACATCCAGCTCGCGCGGTTCCTCGACAACGTTCCAGAAGGGCTTCGCACCATTGATAAGCCCGGAGATCTCTGCCCGCTCTTTTGCTGTGGCATACCCACCGGCATAGGACGGAACCTCGATCCCAAACTCGCCCAGGACGAGCCGCACGAGCCCCCAGCAGTCGACACCGGTCCGATCCCGGCCGAGATCGGCAAACGGAAGTCCGAGGAAGTCTTCGCTCCAGTGTTTGTGTGACCCGTTCATGGATGCAAACCTGGAAAGCGTTCACGGGTCATCCGGGCGGACGGCCAAGGCTCTTCGGTCAGTGGAGCGCGGGAGACGGTCAGCGTGATCGCTTCCCCTTGCCCCTCAGCCATCACCAGTTCGAAGTTCAGCCACTCCTGCTCGATGACATTCGGCGTGTCGGCCAGCACGGTCGCCATCGACACGACTGCCCGCTTGTCGATCGAGCGCAGCAGCTGCGCCAGCTCGTTGTCGACACCCTCGATCACGAACCGCGCGGCCGGCGGTGCCGTATCCTGGTCATCGGGGATCAGCACTGAGACCAGGACAAACAAAAAAGCCTGATCGTCGTCTTTAGGATCGGCACCAAGCCAGTTCGATCTCGTGCAGTAGCGCAGAGGCTCCAGGCTCAAACGTTCGGTCGGGTCGGTTGAGATCCGGACAACCTGGCTGGTGTCCGGATGGATGATCTGCATCAGGATGACTTCGGTCTCATCGGAGCCGACAGCGTCATGTGCGAGACGGGCGTTTAGGGAGATCTTTCTCATGGCAGCACCGTCACAACAAAACTGAGCTGCCAGTGAGCGCCGATCGCCGCATAGGTCGGGAGCTGATCACCAAACAGGCACGGCAATGTCACGGCCATGGTCAGGCGGTTGCCGGCGGCGTCGGTCAGGAACGTCCCATCTGCCATCGTCAGATAGTCGCCATTGCGCGACCAGTCCGGCATCAGGAACGGCAAGGCCCCTTCCGAAGTCTCTTCCCGGTAGAACCGCTCGAAACGAGCCCGCTCGTTGTGGGAAACCACGATGGACATTTGCACCTGGTCGACGGATTTGGAGATACCGCGCCGCATGCGTGGCGGTCCCTGTTCGCCCTGGCTGCGCCGCCGGCGTTCACCGCGTGCGATCCGGAAACCATCTCCAACCGGTTCGGGAAGATCTGTTGGCCAATTGGGAAGCGTCATCGTCTTGTCAGCCTCCCGACATTGCGGACAGCAGACTGAGCGTTGCCCGGCTTGCCGATCGCGGAGCCGACCATCTCTTCGAAATAGACTTCCTGCCGCTTGCCGCCGGGCGTGTTTTCCTCACGCGTCCGCGTCTCGAAACCATCAGGCGGTTGGATCGTCTGGTTGAACTGAAAGCCGTCTTTGCGCGCTTCCATATTCCGCAGCGTGGAGTTCGGCAGCACCATCGCACCCCTGGACGTGCCGATGACCGGCTCCGGGCCGGCATCGCCCACGATGCCGAACTTGCCGTTCGGGATCAGGCCACCCTTGGCGTGGAAGCCGGTGAAGAGAGAACTGAGAGCCCCGAACAATCCGCCAGGGCCACCGCCGGTCGGAGCCGACATGCCGAAGATGCCGGCAAGCGGTCCCTGCCCCAGGAGAGCTGCCTGGAGAACCATGCGCCGAAGAGACTTGGCAAGATCATCGAACGTGTCGCCAAGGTTGCCGCTGCCGTCGAGGAGCCGGTCGAGGGTGTCGACACCCAAGTCACCGAAGGTCTGGAAGGCGTCCTGGGCGGACACAAGCGCTTCCTGCTCGCGGATCGTCGCCTCGATCAGACCTTCGATCTGTTTCGTCTGTTCGGGAGTGGCTGCCGCCAGGGTGCTGCGCAGCCGGATCATCTCCCGCTGCACCGGATCGGACGTGCGCAGGATCGCCTGTTCATCTTCAAGTGCCGTGATCAGATCGCGGACGGCTTGCCTTTGACGCTCGATCTCACTGGTACCGCCGCCGCTGCTCTTGGGCGGAAGGCCGAACCCACGGGGCTCTGTTGGTTTGAAGGTTCGTCCTTCGTTGACGCTGGCAGCATCGAAAGCGGCATCGAAACGGCTGCCAGTAACAGCCCCCTTGTCGCCTTTAGTAAGGACGCCCTCCCCTTGGTTCAATGGCGTGATCTTGCCAGAGCCGAAACCAAGAGGCTGGTCGATCTCGTTTCCGAGCATGTCGTGGGTGTTCGCCCACTCGACCCAGCCTTTGACGGTCTCCCAGCCTTCACCGACCTGGGCGATCAGTTGGAGCACCTCGCGAATGGCGTCAGCGATAACACCGAACGCGGCCGCAACGCCCTCCGCGATATCTTCCGCGTCTTGAACGAATGAGGGATCGGCAAGATCGTCGGCAAACTCCTGCAGGTACGGCAGCACCGCGATCGCGATCTTCTGACCGATCACGCCGAGCTGATCGGTAATCCGGCGCAGCGTCCTGTCGAACTCGGTAAGCGCCTGCCCTTCGGCCTCGGAGACGACGATGCCGAGCCGATTGGCCTCATCCTTCAAACGGGCAATACCGTCCGCGCCACCCTTCAGGAGACGGACGAACTGCTCACCGCCGGTGCCGCCGAAGATCTCATCCGCGATCCGTATCTGAGCCGCGTCATTCAACTTGCCCAGGCGATCCACGATCTCGGAGAAGAGAGCGGAGGGATCGGCCAGTTTTTGCTTCAGCTCGCTTGCCGTATAGCCGAGACGTTCAAACGCCTCGGCAGCCGAGCCCTGGCCGGTCATGATGAACTCATCGGCCCGAAGATTGAGTTCCTTGAACCCGTCCGTCAGCGCATCGATGCCGATCAGG